ATGAGAAGTAAACACGGCCACCATTTGTTTCATCAACCTCATCTTCTTGCGAAGCAGGTTGGCTTGGAGAACCTGGATAGTTTGTATCTGCAAAACCACCAGTACCAATATCTAGGAAATCGTGTCCAGTTAAACGGACATTTGAGAAGTTAATAGTAACATCACCTTCTTCATCTTCAGCAATTGCTCTTAATGTTACAACACTTTCTGTTAATCTGATTAATGCTGTTTCATTACCTGTATTGGTTTCTGAAACTGCTGAAACTCTATAGTATTTGGCAGTATCACCTGCAAACACTACATTGGCACCAACGCCAATTACAGTTGCGCTACTTAATGTTCCGTCTGAAGACTTAACTGCGATAAGTGGACCAACTTGTCCTGTTTGAGCAGCTGAACTATCACCAAAAGTAGCGTCTAGTGTAGCTTGGAAAGTTGAACTATTATCTTTTGTAATTGTAACAGTTTCACCTTGTTGGAAATTACCTGTTCTATTTTCAATGTGAATGTAATCTAGTGATATGTTTGTTCTAAAAATTGTAGCAGTTGCACCTGAAGTGTCACCTACGATTGCAGCCGCTGTTGGTGTACCTGAAGTAGATACAATGTCTTGCATATCACTTTCAGTAGCAGCACCAATAAATCCATTAGTTGCATATTTTAACATCTCACCACGAGCTTGTACTTCAACTGGTGTTTCTGCGGCTAATGTACCGTCTGCAACAGCACCTTGTTCACCATAAGCAGATGAACAGTTTAAACCTCTAATAAATCCACCGGTTTCTGCGTGGAATGAAATTGCATTGTAGTATGTAAAGACGGACACCATCTCACCACGGCCGCCACCCAATGCGTGAACACCTTTACCGTCTGAGTTAATTTGTGTAAAGTCATTTGCAAGAATTGATTTGTTACCTGAACTGTGTAGTAATCCGTCAATTTGAATACCAGTTGCGTTTGAATTTACTGAAGTACAGTTTTGAATGTAAGGTGAAGCAGTTGAAATTGTATTTTCAGGATCCAATGAAACAACAGCAGCTTTACTAGTACCGCCAGCTGTAGGAGTACCAGTTAATCCTGTCATTGACATTTGAACAATGTTTGTTTGGTTTCCTACAAGGAACATATTAGAAGCATCATTATTTTCTAATGACGCAACAGTAACCGTAATATCTGTAGAACTTCCTAATTGAGTACCTAAAATTGTAATCGTATCACCAGTTAAATAACCATAACCACCGTGATAGATTGTTATAGTAGGTGTTGACGAACCATCTGTTACAATATTAAATACTGCGCCATCACCATCACCACTTGTAGTTGAAGCGTGTATATAATTGTATGTTCCTGGAGTACCACCTGTACCACCTGAAATATTATTAATTGTAGCGATTTGATGACCTGTGCCAGAGGCAGGTCTAATTTGCGTTCCTCTTAAACTTTCACCTTGTACTGTAACGCCAGCAGGAACTCTTAACGGCAATGTTTCTCTATAAACACCGTTTTTAACATAAACAACATCACCAATAGAAGCAGAAACTACTGTAATTGTAATATCAGTAGAACTTCCTATAGAAGCACCTGGAAATGTTACAACATCGCCTGCTGTATGTCCTGAACCTCCGTTAATTACGGTTACTGTAGGTGTAGAAGAACCATCTGTTACTGCTCTAATTTGAGCACTAGAACCTGTTCCTGTTGTTGATGATTGAGTAACATCAAAAGTACCTGGAGTACCACCTGTACCACCTGTAATTGTATTAAAATCAACAATGTCACCTGAAGTTGCTTGTGATAATGCGTGATAAAGTGTTTTGAAAGGTAAAAATTGTGTACCGTCATTACTATCTGAACCAGAGTTTGCAACATAGTAAACATTTCGGCCTTCAGCATTTGACCAAATAGGGTCAGTACCGTCTGTTGTTAAAACTGAACCTGTAACACCAATAGGTAATCTTGTAGTCGCTGAAGCATCTTGGTAAATTATATCACCTCTTGTAGTTAAGACTGCACCTGTATCTCCTTGTGCGATTAATTGCCAAACTGTACCGTCTGTACCTGGAGTTACATTGATTTGTCTATCTTTTAAATTTACATAAGAAGATGAAACATATCTTACTACATCACCTATATTATAGGTTGTTAAAGCACTATAACCTGAACGGTATTTAAATCCTTGTACAACTAATTCCCAATAAGAAGAATTTGTAGAACCATCTGTATTTGCTGGATATTGTGAAGAATGATTAGCAACAGCAACATATGTGTTACCACCATATCTTACAACATCACCTGTTTTATAGGCTGTAGAATTATTATAATCGCCTGTATTATTATATCCTGTTGTTAAAACATCCCAATATGAATTATCTGTAGGTGTTTGTCCTGAAGCTGGTGTTGCGTTAACATAAACATATGTGTAACCACCATAGTTTACTACATCACCGTCTTGGTAAACTGTACTAGGGTCATAAGTATCTTCCCATTGTAATCCTTCAGAATAAACTTGCCAATTTGAACCAATTGCAAAAGAACCACCAGATGTGTGTTGTAAAATACATCTATATTGATATGCACCATATTTAACTAAATCATTTAATTTGTAAAATGTCGAACCAGCCCAATCACCTTTAAAGAAAAGGCCTTCAGTATGTAATTGCCAATATGAGTTTGATTGAAAATCTGTGTAGAAGTTGGCTTCTGTAGATTGAGATGTGTGGTTTGTAACACAGACATATGTATTACCACCATATTTTACAATATCGTCAATAAGGTAGGCAGTCGAGGTGCCCCAATCGCCACGCCATTTAAATTTTAGTCTTCCTAGTACAAAATCTGCCATTTTTTTACCTTGTTATTCCCATATATTTATACTACACGGAGTAAGTAGTTGCATTAACAATTGAACTTCCGTTATAATTTCCAAAGTCACTATCTAATACATCATCAGGAAAGTTTGCCTCATCTACAGGCATTTTCTTGTTTTCTACTTTAACTAACTTACCGTCGCTATTTAATTTGTAATAATTTCTACCACCCTCAAACTTATATTGTTGATAAGTGTCAGAAACATTATTTTTATATTCTTTTTTAATATGTCTTACAAAAATCTCCGCATTGTTATGAGGAGCCCTTGTAAAAGTTAATGTAGTACCAGATACAGAATAGTCTGTAGTTGCTGTTTGTCTTGCTCTATCTACAAATACAGCCAATCTATCTGCGCCGTCACTAGGATAACTTTCACCTAGTGTAAAAGTTGTATCAGAACCATCACCTGTAAAAGTATCATCTGTACCAGAAATATATTCTTCCACAACTGCGACATAATCAGCGTCACTAGATAATTCAGTAGTACCACCATCATTACTAAAAGTACCTACATTTTTATCTCTTAGTGTGTAATACAATTTACCGTCTTGTGTTCTTCTAAGACCGTGAAAGGTCTCACTAAACATATTATTACCACGGCCGCCTGTATTTACAACATGATTATTAATAGCCATTAACTAATCTCCAAAATACTTGCATACGCTTCAACATCTACAGACGAACTGTCTGGATTAGGGTCTGCATAAATTCTTATAATATCATTGTTCTCTAAGTTGATAGGTTTGTCTAAAACTAAAGTGTTATTTACATCAACCTCTAAACTTCTACCAATGTGATAAAAAGTAGAACCACCATCTGTAGTAACTTTAACATTTACTTTTGCAACATTGGTAGCACTTTTGTTTGAAATATAAATGGCGTGAACAACAGCAGATACACCTGAGCCTGTAGCTGTGTACATATTACCTGTTGCGTCATCTAAAACACCAACATCAAGTCCTGCATTTTTAAAACTACTTGCCACTTATTATCCTCCAAATACTATTGAGTATGCCAAAGCATCACCATCCATAGCAACTGTACCTGATTGGTTAGGTAATGTAATTGTTCTATCAGCAGTTGGTTCTGCAACTGTTAAAGTTGTTTCAAAAGCATTTTCTAAAAATCCTTCAAAAACTAAATTTGAACCGTTTAATGTAATATCATTTGTAGTAATAGCTGCGTTATCAGTAACATCTTGTAGTGTAACTGAACCTGCACCACCAACTTCAACAACTGAACCACCTGATGTTTTTGTATAAAACTTTCCGTCAGTGATATTCATTGCCAATTCACCAGCCTGTAATGAACCTGCTGATGGTATGGC